CTATTAATAGAGTAACTCCTATTATAGAAACAATGAAATACTTTGTTACTGCTAATAATCCTAGATGGAAAGCAGTAGGAGTAGAAGGTAGTGATACTGATGTTGCTCAAGTCCATTCTGATATAGCTGATTATTGTTGGTATCTATCAAATGGTAAATCTTTATATGGTCAAGTTATTCTTGATAGCTTAACTAAAGGGATTGGATATTTTCTTGTAGACGTTGATAGAGATGCAGACCATGGTAAAGGGGAAGTGATGTTCAAAAGAATTGACCCTTACGATGTTTATGTAGACCCAATGAGTAGAGACTTCTTATTTCAAGATGCTAATTTTATTCTTATAAGAAAAAATCTATCAAGAACTCAATTGATGAATTTATTTCCAAAACAAAAAGCTAAGATTAAAAACGCAGGTGGAGAAGCTGAAATTGTAACTTATTCAAAAAGAGATACTGCTGTATCTGACAATATACAAGCTGAAGATATTACAAGTACTGTTACTCCAGAAGCTGAAGATGACCAGATAGTATCATATTATGAATGTTATCAAAAAGTAAAAATTCCATATGTAAATGTATTTATTAAAATACCTCCAAGTGAGGAAGAGTTAGCTGAGATTAATAGACTTGTTTCTGTACAACTTGAAGAGTTTCAAAAAGAAACTGAAGTTCAAGTAATGGAAAAACAAAAACAAATTCAAGAAGCTTTACAATCAGGGGAAATGATTGAAGAAAGAGCCAAGCTTGAAATGGAACGTGCTCAGAAAATGGCACAACAAGCGATTGAAGAAAAACGAGCAGAGTTAATGTCTATTGCTCAAGATAGAGCAACAAAAATTGAACAACAAGTTATCACTAAAAAAGAATATAATATTCTTATCAAGAATCAAGCTGTAGCCGCTAACATAATTGAGGCTATAGACTTTCATGAAAATAGGATAAAAGTTGTATGTAGTGTAGGGGATGACGTTTTCTTATACGAATATATGTTGCAACAAACGGAATATCCGATTGTTCCAATGCCTTATACATATACAGGCACGCCCTACCCCATGAGCGCAGTCACCCCCTTAATTGGTAAACAGCAGGAAATCAATAAAGCCCATCAAATAATGCTTCATAATGCTAACCTTGCCTCTAATTTAAGATGGCTATATGAAGAAGGTTCTGTACCCGAAGGAGAATGGGAGCAATATGCTTCCGCTCCAGGTGCTTTATTGAAATATAGACAGGGGTTCAATCCTCCGACTCCTGTCTTACCTGCTAGTATCAACAATGCTTTTTATACTGTAAGTCAAGAAGGAAAGCAAGATGTTGAATACATAGCTGGTATACATTCATCTATGATGGGAATTGCAAGAGCACAACCAGAAACATATAGAGGTTTATTAGCTAATGATGAATATGGTACAAGAAGAATTAAAGCTTGGATGGGTAATACAGTAGAACCAGCTCTTGAACATCTAGGAAGAGTATTTAAAGAAGTTGCTCAAGATACATATAAAATAGATAAAGTATTTAGGATAGTTCAACCAGAAGCTGGTCAAAACCCAGATGAACAAGAAAAAGAAGTAAGAATTAATATTCCAGTTTATAATGATTATGGTAAAGCTGTAAGTAAGTGGATGGATTATTCATCTGCTAAGTTTGATGTTAGAATAGTAGCTGGGGCTACAATGCCAGTTAATAGATGGGCTTTACTTGAAGAATATTTTAGATGGTTCCAGTCTGGTCTTATTGATGATATAGCTATGGTTGCTGAAACTGATATAAGAGGTAAAAAACAATTATTAGAAAGAAAATCAATGTACTCTCAATTGCAAAGTCAATTACAGCAGATGGAAAATTCAATGAAAGATAAAGATGGAACTATTGAAACATTAGAAAGACAACTCGTACAAGCTGGTATAAAAGACAGAGTAAGGTCTGGAAGTTTAGAGCAAGAAAAGGGAGTATTAGAATCTCAAGCTCAACAAAAATTATTAAGGAACTTAATGAAAGGTGAGTTTGACACAGCTAGAAAACAAATGCAAATGGATATGAAAGAAGTAGCTAATGATGTTAAACAAACCGAACAAAGAGAAGTTCCAAATGTTAAAGAAAAATAATTGTAACTAATGATAAAATTTTCTTAACTTAAAATCAAAGGAGATACAAGAGTATGGAAAAACAAGTAGACAACTTACTAGAAGATACTAGTAACCTCGAAAGTACTGTTACCAAAGAACCTCAAGCTGATGACTTTTTTGCTCAGTTAGATAGTGATGTAAATGGTGGCATACTCGAACAAGAAAATATTGATACTTCTGTAACATCTGCTGCGGGTAATAACACACCTCAGTACAGTAAGGGCGAAGATCAGGAACCTCAGAGTCAAGACGATGTTGAGACTTTGAGAAAAAGGTACTCTGATTCAAGTAAAGAGGGAAAACGACTTAGCAGTCGTTTGAACGAACTTGAGCCATATGTACCGATCATAGATGCTATGAAAGACGACCCCAATTTAATTACTCATGTGAGAAATTATTTTGAAACGGGTGGTGAAGCACCTAAAAGCATGAAAGAACAACTTCAACTTGATGAAGATTTCGTGTTTGATCCAGACGATGCAGTCTCGAATCCCACTTCAGATTCTGCTAAAGTACTACAAGGAACTATTGATGGCGTTGTCCAGAAAAGACTTAATGGTGCTTTAAGCAGTCAAAAAGCTGAAAACAAAAGACTAACTCAAGAATCCGATTTCCGTCAGAAATATGAAATGAATGACGAAGAATGGGGTGAATTTGTTAACTTTGCAAAAGGCAAGTCACTATCTCTTGATGATATTTATTATCTCAAGAATAGAGAATCTAGGGAAACGAATATTGCTCGTGATGCCAGTACTCAAGTAGCTCAGCAGATGAAAGACGTTAATCAACGACCTCAATCTCTAGCCACTTCTGGCAGTCAAACAGTAGAAACATCACAAGACGACCAAATTTTTGAAAGCATATTAGGTATAGATAAGCATCTTGATTCTGCATTTGGTTAATCGGTTTTAACCAGTGCTTTAACTTAATATAAGGAGAAAGTCAAATGGCTGACTTATTTTCGCTCGAGTCAACTGCTGATGTCCCATCGGGTGGTTCCACTGGACAACCTTTGTATGGATCAGACCTCAATACTGGCGTTCTTCGTAGAAAATATAATTTTGGAGATAGAGTCTCTGAACTAGCAATAGCTTCAGACCCTTTTTTCAGAATGGTATCTAAACTTGCGAAGAAACCAACAGATGACCCCGAGTTCAAATTCACAGAACGCAGACCTTCTTTTCACAAACGATACGCCTATCCTGTCGCCTTTAGTAATGATAATGTTACATGGGTTGAAACTCTCGATGGTACTGATATTGATACTCAGTTAGATAAATATGAAACAGTAGGTAATACAGTTTATGTGAAAATGATGGCTGATTATAAACACTCTGGTAATTTATCAAGTGTTTATGGTAATTCTGGCAATGAAGTGAAGATAGGCGGAGCAGGAACACAACCACAATTTTATCTTGAAGATCAAATGGTAAGAATAAATTTTGGTAATGCTACTGCTAGTTTATCTGCTAAACAAAAAACTGCATCTTATGCAATTATTAGAGTACAATCAGTTACTTTACAAGATGAATCAACAAATCCACCTACTGCTCATGCACAAGGTGAAGCTGCTATTCTTAGAGGAGTTGTTGTTAAAACAAAATCTGCAGGTCATGATGTTATTGCTGGAATTAATTCAGCTGCACCCGCTGGAGATAGTACATATAATATAAGTATTTCTGGTGAAGGTGAAGATAACGGAGCAGGACTTGAAGATTACAGATCGTATGTAATTGGAAGTTCTCACGCTCAAGGTTCTGGATACCCAGAGACTTGGAAAGATCAACCTTTCTCAACTGGTTATGGTCGTACTCAAATTTGGAAGACTGCAATGGCTATGGATAACACAACTCGTGCTACCGTACTAAAGTATGAATCTAATGAGTGGGCTAGAGTTTGGCGTGAAAAGTTGGTTGAACATAAATGGGATATTGAACAAAGTATTTTGTTTGGTTCTCAATTAGACTCAGGTGAAGAGTGGTATACACAAGGTGCTGTTGATTACATTTCTAGTTATGGTAATGTATTTAGCTTAACACATGCTAGTAAAACACAAGATGATTTCTTAGATGACCTAAGTAATTTCTTAGACCCAAGATACAATAATGCAAATGCATCATTGTTCTTTTGTGATACTGCAACTTACAATTGGTTGCATAAACTAAGTGGTTACTTTAGTAATAATCTAGA